AAGGGCTTACATTCTCAGCAGAAGCAGCAGGTGATGAGCTGCGTAGAGTTTATATAATAGAATATAGTGGAGGTTATTGATGGAGTTGCCTACAGAACAAGAGTTCTTTGAGACTTGTCAGTCACATATGTTTAGCTTTATGCTAGAGCCAGACTTAAACAGGGCTATGGAAGGTCTTCAAACATATCACTATATGCAAGCCGTCATAAAGCAGGGCGGCTCGAAGTACAAGAAGATACACCGCAAAGCTTTTGAAGACTACATAGATAAAACCAAGCAGGAGGTCAGAGATGCACAAGACTTCTGAACAGTTAGAAGAACAGCAAGATATTTTAGAAGATGTTATGCACCAAATTTATAGAGATGTTAGAGACGGTGAAGGCCAAGCTATATATGAGATGCTTGAGAGAGTCCCTAACTATATACTAAAAGGTTATTTGAACGAGGCAGAGCACCATGAAAAACTCAGATGGAATTAAAGAAGGCAATGTTCTATGGCGTATAGACTTTCTTGGAGAGTCTGGTTCACCGATGTATAGCTTTAACCTAGATGATGCACACAAGGTGGCTCAGGCACATAGCCATGAACCCTATATTATTACTATGATTAACGGCGACAGACTACAGCAGGAGACAGCCAATGGAAAACTTTAATGAGTTCTATGAAATCTTAAAACATTTAAACAATCACGCAACCTATCTTAAAGATAATAGAATATTTAAACCTGATGAGTCTTTATTAAATCGTTTAAACGATATTGAGAATGAGTTAATGGACTTGATACTCAAAGATAAAGAAAAACAGTAACCAATTACTTAATGACTTATAAGTTAGTAAGTTCTTACGAACTAACTTATAAGACATTAAGTTATTGTACCACACTTCGGCGGCGGTGTCAAGCAAAAACCGCTTTACTTTTAAATAAATATATGTTATAATACACACTCAACTAAACCAATAGGCATTAAAACTATGGAAACTTTATTCAACTTAATCGCAAAAGCTACACACTCTACAGTATTTAGCGGCAAGAAAAACGGTACAGTTTTAGGTAAGTCTTTTATTGTTCGACAGCGAGTCAGCAAGAACCGCTTCGAGGTCAGCAAAGGAGAGTGTTTCAATATCTTCCATTGCTACAAGTGGGCTTTCTATGTACAGCACAAACAGTCTCGAAGCATTAGCTTCAAGAACATCAAAGATATTAACGGCATCGAAGGAGTACAAGCGTAATGACTATAATGCAAATGTTCCCAAACAACTCAGCCCTCCAGTCAATTCGAGATGGAGGTTACGGCTCAGCAGATTTTGATATAGACACACAGACTTTAAATTATTTTACCCCTGAGCACGGCCATATCGAAAGCTCTAAGTCTGTAATCTACCGCACCGATACTGGTGCAGAGCTAGGGGTTCATGGTCATGGCTATAAGCCAGTGGCTCCCAAGAAGATGATAGATGTTACCCGTAATATTATTGAGCGTTCAGGGCTTAGCGTTGACGGCATCCAAGAGATTATCAGGACTTCTCACGATGGCTCTAGAACCTTTGTACAATATAAGCTACCGGCTCATACTTATAATACTCCAGACGGTGACACTGCATCCCTTGGGCTGCTTGCAGTGTCAAGCTTTGACGGCACTTGGCCGTTCATGATTAGTGCAGCAGCTATCCAGCAAGCTTGTACAAATCTACAGGTCTTTGTTGGCGGTGAGGTTGCAGTGTTTAGAGCTAAGCATACTCGTAACTTAGACATTGAAGTAGGCTCAAGAGTTATCACCAAGGCTCTAGATGTTTTCGAGAACCAACGTGAACTCTGGTCAGAGTGGAGTGGTCAGTCAATGACAGACTCTATGGCCTTCCAAGAGATTGTTCAAGCTTTGAAGGTTGATTCAGCGCAGAAGATTATTAACTCTAGACCACCATCATCTGCTGAAGCTATCATGGGTGAGATGCCTAGAACTAATCCATCACTTGAATACATCTATGCCGCTTGGCATAAATACAAGAGACGTTTAGGTGCTAATCGCTGGGCATTTTATAATGCTATGACCGACTGGTCTACTCATGCAACACCACAACGTCGAGATGCTATAGTTAATATAGCTGCAACACAGAACACTCGGCAGGCTGTTGTCCAGAACTACTTCTCGAAGGCGGCGTAATGTTAAATAATAAACTAACCCAACGAGAGCAAGAGCTTCTTGTTATAACTATGGAGGAGTGCTGTGAACTAGCAATGGTTTGCAGTAAACTTCTCCGGTTTGGCAAAGAAGAAAAGCACATAGAAAACTTACTACAGGAGTCAGCCGATGTTACTGTAATGATTAATCTGCTATCAGATTACAAGCTGGTAAGCCACATAGAAAGACTGGAAAAAATGTTTGACAAACAAGATAAACTTAAAAAGTGGAGCAGCCTGTATTGAACCAGAACTTAAAGAACGCTAAGGAAGACTTAATGCAGGGACGCTTAACACTGTTACAAACCATTAGCAAATGGGATGTAACAACTCAAGAACTACTTAACTATATACAAGAGGAAGACAGCAAGGATGAAGATACTGGAAGACAAGATAGTACAGTGGCATCGTGACCGTAATTTATTTGATGGCTCAACAGACCACCAACAGTTTGAAAAGCTTCTCGAAGAGGTTGAAGAGTTACGAATTAACATTCAGAATGACCAGCTAGTTATCGACGACATCGGAGATATTATTGTAGTGCTAATTAACATTGCACATCGAAGCAACTTAACTCTCGAACAGTGCATGGAACATGCTTACAATGATATTAAAGATAGAAAAGGCAAGATGGTTGACGGGCTGTTTGTTAAAGAAGCATGACTACTCTCTGTGTTACAATAGGACTAGCCCTTTGTGGTGCATCGCCGCCAGTTATTTTTGTTTTAGCTTTAGCTTCGATGTGGGCAGAGGGTGAATTTTTTTTCAAATAAAACTTTACAAATGTAGTAACTTGTGGTACAATGCCACTTCATTTTAACACCAACGACAGGAAATATAAACATGGCTATATTATCAGGAACAGCATACTGGGCAAGCGTAACTACCCCGAACACCACTTACGAACCAGTATACACAGTAAACTTAGTAGTAGATGAAGACACTGCACAGAGCTTTCGCTCCAAAGGTTTTGCAGTGAAGGACATGGACGAAGGCCCAGCACTAGTAATCAAGCGTAAAGTTAACGGCCCCAACGGAATGATTCGCCAAGCACCTAAGCTTGTCGATGCACATAAGAACCCTATTGATGAGCGTGTAGGTAATGGCTCTACAGTTAAGGTTCAGTACAAGGAGTGGGAATCTGTTTGGAAAGGTAAGACCTTTAAGGGTTTAGACTTCCAAGCTATGCAGGTTCTGGATTTGGTATCTGTCGGGACAGTAGACGGCGGAGAGTTTGATGTAGAAGACGAGATGGAGGAAGCTATTTAAGATGGACATCTATAAGAAAGAAGACGTTTCTTACGATGTATCTAAGCTGGACGAAGAGGCCCAAGGATTATTTGGGCTTCTTCAACAGGCAATGATTAACGTAAGACAGTACAATGACAGGGTTCAGTTGTTCCAAGCCGGAGCAACCCACATCCAACAGTTGTTTGAAGCGAAGCTCACGGACGAAGCTATTACAGAAGATGATATGGAAGTTGTAACCGAAGGCTAACCATGAGGTAACACCATGCCGTTCGTTAAATTTCATCTGCCCTGCGAATCATGTGGCGGCAGCGACCCAGTAAGTCAGAATGATGACGGGTCAGCGTATTGTTTTAGTTGCAATACTTATTTTAAAGATTACGGCACATCGGAAGTGCAAACCCCTAAACAAGATACAGTAATGGAATTCACTAAGTATCAAGGCTCAGGTAGCGGCTCTAGTTATAATGCCCTGACCGACAGAGGAATCAGTGTTGAGACTGCCAAAAAGTATGGCGTTAAATCTACTACTCTAAACGGTCAGGTCACTAGCCACCACTATCCCTACTACAGTAATGGCGAGGAAGTAGCAACAAAGATACGGAAGCTTAACAAGCAGTTTGCTTGGAAGGGCGAGTCAAAAGAAACAGGGCTGTTCGGAGAGCAGTTGTTTAAAGCAGGCGGTAAGTTTATTACAGTGGTAGAAGGAGAGTGTGATGCTATGGCAGCATACGAACTACTTGGAAGTAAGTGGCCTGTAGTATCAATTAAATCAGGAGCACAAGGAGGTGCTCGTGACGTTAAGAATAGTCTAGAGTTTCTAGAATCTTTCGACACGGTGGTTCTGTGTTTCGACAGCGACAGTGTGGGCAAGGAAGGGGCTAAGGCTATTGCCAAGCTTCTCACCCCCAACAAAGCTAAGTTAATGACACTGCCCGAAGGGTTCAAAGACCCTAACGATATGCTCAAAGAGCGCAAGCATTCCACCTTTGTTAATTGTTTCTGGGATGCAAAAGTCTACACCCCTTCTGGGATTATGAATCTGTCCAGCCAGTTAGACGAATACAAGCGGTTACGGACAGAAAAGCTTCCGTCAATCCCATATCCTTGGGGCGGCTTAAACAAGAAGCTAGAGGGCATGAGAGCAGGTGAGCTTGTAACTCTTACTGGCGGCACTGGGCTTGGTAAGTCTTCTGTGACCAGAGAACTGGAGCACTGGCTTATCAACCACACCAAAGATAACGTAGGCATTGTAGCCCTTGAAGAGAACTGGAGTCGCACTGCTGAAGGTATCATGGCCGTTGAAGCTAACGCCAAGCTACATCTAGACAGCGTTAAGAACAAGGTCGGAGATGACCGCCTCGAACAATACTACCGCAAGGTATTCATGGGAGAGAACGAGGGCCGTGTTTGGATTCATGCTCACCTCGGCGTAAACAATCTAGAAGATATATTCAGCAAGCTTCGCTACCTGATTGTCGGCTTAGATTGTAAGTGGGTTGTAGTTGACCACCTTCATATGCTAGTGCTACAAGCCTTGGAAGGCGATGAGCGTAAAGCTATTGACGGTATCATGCACCGACTTCGCTCTCTTGTAGAAGAGACAGGCGCTGGTATGATATTGGTATCCCACCTTCGTAGAGTTGAGGGCAACCGTGGACATGAGAACGGTATAGAGACAGGACTGTCACACCTCAGAGGCTCTCAGAGTATCGCTCAGTTATCAGACTGTGTTATATCTTTGGAGCGCAACCAACAATCAGAGGACGAGATTGAGGCATCAACCACTAAGGTGCGAGTGCTTAAATCTAGATACACTGGAGATGTTGGCGTAGCCTGTAGCCTTCTATACGATGCCGACACCGGCAGGCTGCAAGAGATTGATGACGGTAATAACTATGATGCCTTTGACGGAGACGAGCTATGAGTAACCTAGTGTTTGACATTGAGGCAGACGGACTTGACCCCACTAAAATCTTTTGTATTGTTGCTCAAGATGTAGACACAATGGATGTGTTTACGTTTGACAACACCCAACTCGAAGAGGGCTACGGTCTTCTGAGAGCCGCAGATAAACTAATCGGCCACAACATTATTGGCTATGACCTTCCGGCTATCAAAGATAGTACCGGTCTTGACTTGAGCAACAAGAAGATTGTAGTTACACTTGTGCTTTCTAGATTGTTCAAGCCAACCCGTGAGGGTGGTCACGGCTTAGAGTCTTGGGGCTATCGGCTCAAGTTTAACAAGGGTGAATACGGTGCTAACCAAGATGCTTGGGATGCCTACTGCCCTGAGATGCTAGAGTATTGTAAGCGTGATGTAGAACTGAACACTAAAGTATATCAGCAGTTGCGTGTCGAGAGCCGAGGCTTCACACCTACAGCAGTAAAGCTTGAGCATTCAGTTGCTAAGATTATAGACGACCAACGCCGCAACGGTTTTGAGTTAGACATGCGTAAGGCTATGCTGCTTGTTGCAATGTTCCAAGAGAAGCTAGACGCTACGGAATCTGAAGTGCATGAGACGTTCAAGCCCAAGGTTATCGTAGATATTCTCAAGCCTAAGTATACTAAAAGCGGTAAGCTTGCTAAAGTTTCTGAAGGGCCAGACGGTAAGGGTGTTAGACTTACTGACGAGGAGTATGACATCATGCTTCAAACCAACAAGCCTCTCAAGCGTGAGACTCACATAGAGTTTAACTTGGGTTCTCGTAAGCAGATAGGTGAGTATCTTGTTGAGGCTGGATGGACACCCAAGAACTTTACACCTACTGGTCAGCCAATTGTTGATGAGGGTACGCT